CAAACAGCATGATATGCAAGAACATAAAGGCGGCAAGGGTACATCTTTGAAGCTTAAAAAAGGTGGCGTGTCTAATGACATGATGAAATCTATGGGCCGCAATATGGCTCGCGTTGCTAATCAAAGGGGCAAATAATGGCTACCTTTAGTAAAAAAATGATGGGTAAAGAAGTTGGCGATGCCAGCGTTTACGCTGAGCCACATCACGCGACTGGCAAGAAGTTCACTATTTCTGATAACCCCGGCAAAGAGCCAAACCGTAGCAAGTTAGATACATCCGATGTTAGCGTTGGGCAATACAGTATTTCTGCTGGCGACGAAAAAGTTAAGACCGACGGCATCAAAATCCGTGGTACTGGCTGTGCCACTAAAGGCGTGATGGCTAGAGGACCGATGGCGTGAACTATAGCCAGCTTGTAACTGCGATCTCCGACTACACGGAGAATACTTTTAACCTTGCAGATATGAATACGTTCATCACGCAGGCAGAGCAGCGCATTTACAACACGGTTCAGTTCCCTTCTTTGCGGGCTAATAAGACAGGTTTAGTTTCATCTAGTAATAAATACCTATCAGCCCCAAATGATTTTTTAGCGGTTTATTCTTTAGCTACATACCCTGTTAGCGGGGGCGACTATACGTTCTTGTTAAACAAAGACGTTAACTTTATTCGTGAAGCATACCCATCACCAACAAGCACGGGCGCCCCGAAGTATTACGCTTTGTTTGGCCCAACGACTACATCAGGCACCCCACCTGTGCCGACTAACGAGCTGTCTTTTATTCTTGGGCCGACTCCAGATACAGCGTACAACGTAGAACTGCACTATTACTATTATCCTGCAACCATTGTTCAGGGTGTAATTACCTTAACTTCTCTTGTAACTCCGGGCGGCAGTCTGACGGATGGAACGTATTACAACGTGCCATTGACTGGTGGTTCTGGTAGCGGTGCATTAGCTACTATTGTGGTGTCCGGTGGTTATGTGACCACTGTAACTATCACGCAGGGCGGGTCGTCCTATGTGGCTGGCGATGCAATAAGCGCTAGCGTGACAAATATTGGCAACACAGGAACAACATTTACGGGTACTGTTTATTCAGTTTCCAACAGCACAGGTACTACATGGTTGGGTGACAACTTTGATACTGTGTTGCTCTATGGCTCATTGGTTGAAGCGTATACCTATATGAAAGGTGAAGCGGATATCATGGCGTTCTATAACACTAAATATCAAGAAGCATTAGCCTTGGCTAAACGTCTCGGAGATGGTATGGAGCGTCAGGATGCGTATCGTTCTGGTCAATATAGACAGGCGGTGACCTGATGGCTTTTACCGGTAATTGGGCATGTAACTCATTTAAAACGGGGTTGATGAATGGCTCATTTAACTTCACAAGTGGCACTTACTACATAGCCTTGTATACCAACGCGGCTTCTTTGGATGCAACGACCACAACCTACACAGGTACGACTGGCGAAGTCGTAGCTTCTGGCTATACTGCTGGCGGTAAAGTTTTGACTGTATCGCAGACCCCCACAATCGGCAACCAAACTGGGGCGGCTACGTCGTATATTTCATTTGGCAACGCTGTATGGACTGGTGCTATCACAGCAAGGGGCGCTTTAATTTATCAAGCTGGGGCTAACGGCGCGGTTTGTGTATTAGATTTTGGTGCAGATAAGACTTCTAATACCACATTTACCGTACAATTCCCAGCAACCACAAACACATCCGCGATTATTCGCATTTCTTAAGGAAAACGAATGGCTATTGTTACTACAACAAAAGGCGACATGGACGAATCTTTGCTTGAAAAGCGAGAAGGAACCGTGGATAATGACAACGAGTTAACCACTTGGGTTGAGTATTGGGATGGTGACGAACTTGTCCACCGCTCTGCGCATGTGACTTTGAAAAAGATGCCCACTTTTGCGGGCGGCGAAGCAGCTTCTATAGCGTAAAGGAAATATCATGGCAAATACCCAATCAATGTGCACATCGTTCCTTGGTGAACTGATGTTAGGCCAACACCAACTTGGTACTTCAACTATTGTTTCTCGTGGTAGTTTGACTTCTCCTACTACAGATACCGTTAAAGCGGCTTTGTATTTAGCATCAGCGACTATCAATGCTGCGACCACTGCTTATACAGCGACTGGCGAGGTAACGGGTACTAACTACTCGGCTGGCGGTGTAACGGTAACAAACGCCACAGCTCCAACTTCTACCAATAGTTCTTCTACTGCTGGTGTGGGTTATTGGACTCCTTCAGCTTCGATTGTGTATACGACCGTCACGTTGGCAACTGCATTTGACACTGTATTGATTTACAACTCTACGCAGTCTAATAAGGCTATCAGTGTTCATACATTTGGTTCGCAGACTATTACTGCTGGTACGTTTACCCTGACGATGCCTAGCAACACGACTACGACTGCTCTATTGCGTCTAGCAACAACTTAATGCGGAGGCGGCGTTATGCCGTAAACCATGTTTGGTATCTCCGCATTTTCATCAGCGCCGTTTAGTGCCCTTTCTGGGCAGGCGGTTACTGTTGCACTTACAGGCGTATCCGCTACTGGAAACGTCGGGACAGTTACACCCAATATAACCATAGCGCTTACGGGTGTAGCTGCGTCTGGCAACGTAGGAACTGTAACTGCAAATTCTTCTATCGCCATATCAGGCGTAGCCGCAACGGGTAGCGTAGGCACGGTAACACCAAGCCGTACAGTTGCAATAACAGGCGTCCAAGCATCAGGCACTGTTGGTACGGTAACTCCAGCCAATACGGATGCTGAGATAGGGGATGCCGCTACAGGCTCTGTAGGAACAGTATCACCATCTAGCGCGGTTGCAATAACAGGCGTTCAAGCAACAGGTAATGTAGGGTCAGTAACACCTTCTCGCTCTGTTGCCTTGACAGGCGTAGCCGCTACAGGTTCTGCAGGGACAGTTACTCCAAGTTCATCTGTTGCTATTACGGGCGTTTCTGCTACGGGCAATGTTGGAACTGTTACTCCTAGTAGGTCCGTTGCTCTTACAGGTGTTTCAGCCACAGGCAATGTTGGAACTGTTAGCCCCGCTACTTCTATTGCAATTACGGGTGTATCAGCTACAGGTTCAGTTGGTACAGTTGTTTTCAATATATCCCAAGCCTTAACTGGAGTATCAGCGACAGGTAATGTAGGCACTGTTACTGACTCAAGGTCTATTCCAGAAACGGGAGATGCGGCTACTGGTAGTGTTGGAGCTGTAAGTCCGAATTTAAGCGTAGCCCTATCTGGGGTTTCTGCCACAGGTAGTGTTGGTTCAGTCACAGCCACTCAAATAGTTGCGGGCGATGCGGCTACTGGTAGTGCAGGAACTGTTACACCAGCTACTTCTATCGCTATTACTGGCGATGTGGCTACTGGTAGTGTTGGTACTGTCACACCATCTAGAAGTAAAGCGCTTACGGGTAATGTGGCGTCTGGCGCTGCAGGAACTGTTGTACCATCTACTTCTATTGCTCTTACTGGCAATGCAGCGTCGGGCGCAGTTGGTACTGTTACCCCAAGTAAATCTTTTGATATTACAGGTGTACAAGCATCTGGTTCAGCAGGCAACATTGGTTATGTATTAACTATTGCGCTATCAGGCGTGTCTGCATCCGGTGCAGTAGGAACGATGCTTCCATCTGGCTGGAAGTGGATAGATGATACGCAAAATGCAAACTGGAACACCATCAATAACACACAATCAACAACTTGGGCGACAATAGGTGACAGCCAAACCGCAAACTGGCAAAATGTGGGTACTTCTCAATCCCCCGGCTGGAGCACTATTAACGACGCGCAAACGGCTGACTGGGAAACTATTGAGACGGTCTAAAGGATAAACATGGCAATAGTTGTAAAAGACAGGGTCAAAGAAACTACCACAACGACGGGTACGGGAACAGTGACTCTGCTTGGTGCATCTACTGGCTATCAGGCTTTTTCCGCCATAGGTAATGCTAATCAGACCTATTACACGATTGCTGGTCAGACTGGCTCGGAATGGGAAGTTGGTATTGGCACTTACACGCTATCAGGGACAACCCTAAGTAGGGATACTGTTTTAGCTTCTAGCAACTCAGGTTCGCTGGTATCGTTTTCTGCGGGTACTAAGGATGTATTCTGTGACTATCCAGCGGGAAAAGCCGTTTATCAGGATGACGGTGCTGGTGTTGTTCCCGGAACTTCTGGGGCTATGGTATACAACTCGACAACTGTGGCTACAAATACCACTATCCCGTCAAACTATAACGCCTTAACAGGTGGCCCTGTATCGGTTAACTCAGGAATTGTTGTTACGGTTCCAAGCGGTTCGGTATGGACTGTTGTCTGATAAAGCAATACAATGAATAAAGGAGCGTAAACGTGTCATCCTCATATACCGATCTACTTAAATTAGTACTGCCTGTCACGGGAGAACTCACGAACGTCTGGGGCAGCACTGTCAATACGACATTGACCCAGTTTGTAGAAAACGCTATTGCTGGAACACAAACGCAGTCTGTTACATCCTCTGACTGGACACTAACAACTACAACTCCGGGCGACACAGCCTCATCTTCTACAAATGCAGCCCGATACGCCATCTTGATTGCCACAGGCGCACCGGGTGTAACACGCTATATTTATGCCCCGAAACAAAGTAAGACGTATATAGTTATCAATAACTGCTCAGATAGCAGTCTGGTTTATATCAGTGGGGGGCCAACATCTCCAACTACTGGGGTGTCCATAGCCGCTGGTAGTTCAGCTTTGGTTGCATGGGACTCTACAAAAAGCGACTTTGTTAAGATTGCTGGTGGTGGAGGTGGCGCTACAGGCGGTGGAACGGACCAAATCTTCTATCAAAACGGTTTAAACGTCACAACAGATTACACAATCACCACATCAAACAATGCTGGTACATTTGGCCCAGTATCCGTAAATGCTGGCGTAACAGTAACGGTTCCAAGCGGTAGTGTCTGGACTGTGGTCTAAAGGGGAAACGATGTCTCAAGTCAAACTACAAGGTAACGCAGGTGGGTCGGGTTCGGTCACGGTGGCTGCGCCTAATACCAACAGTGCATTTACAGCCACACTCCCAGCCGCTACTGGGGATGTGATGGTTAGTGGCAATATGCCAGCGTTTAGTGCTTATGCAAGTGCGGCACAAACCGTTACAAGTAATACAGACACAAAAGTAACTTTTGATACAGAACAATTTGATACTAATAATAATTTTGCTTCTAGCAGATTTACTCCAACTGTTGCAGGGTATTATCAAGTAAATACTACAATCCGTTTCAATGGAACTGTCCCCAGCCAGTACGTTATATATTTTTATAAAAACGGTAGCAATCTTCTAATACCTTATATAGCTAACGCAAATTTGGGAACAAATGTTATTTCTGTTTCTACGTTGGTGTCTTTAAATGGCTCAACTGATTACATGGAAGTTTACGCAAATATAACTGCAACATCACCTACTTTAGGATCATCTGCACCTAACACAAATTATTTTTCTGGTTGTTTAGTAAGGACTGCATAATGACATTATTAGAAAAAATCAAACAACTATATTCCTCATTAACTGATGCTGATTTTCATCCATTGGAAGGTAGTATAAGTTTACGCAACGACTCTGACGGCAAAGGCGATTACATAGCCAAGTGGGAACATCCAACACTTGCTAGACCAACAGACGCACAACTAGCGGAGATTAACTAATGGCAAAACTCGACGGAACAAACGGACTGATTCAACAGTACGACTACCAAGTCCTAACAACGGGATTTAGTTATACCTTTGCGGCTGGTACTCAGGTACTGGTGATAAACCCTGCAGGTACTTTGGCGACTGGGACAATTACGATGCCCGCCGCCCCTGCTGACGGGATGACTATTACGTTTAGTTCAACCCAAACAATCACAGCTT